AAAAAGTTTGGTATTGTGTTACAGCCTTGGAAGCAACATGGCGAGTATATACTGATATGTGGACAGCATGGACACAGTGAACAGTGGCGTAACATGCCCGACATGGACACTTACTATCGTAATACTATTTTAGACATACGCAAGTTTACAGACAAGCCCATAGTTGTTCGCAGCCATCCTCGCTACAGAGAGTCACTGCACTGGGCATGTGATACGCAATGGTATACCGATCAAAGCGTCACTTGGAACACACCCAAGCATGTGCAACATACCTATGACAGTTTTGATTTAGAACACATGCTAAAGCACACACAATTTACTGTAAGCCATAGCAGTAACGCTGGCATAAACAGCATCATACAAGGTGTGCCTGCAGTGGTAAGTGAATCAAGTTTAGCATATGATGTTGGAACTAGCATGGGTGGGTGGTTAAGCAAGCCTGATAGACACAACTGGTTAAACCGTATGACATACACTGAATGGTTTGCTGATGAGATACACATTCAGTGGAATAGAATTAGATCTAAACTGTAGTCATAAAAAAAGCAGCGTTGCCGCTGCTTTTTTATTATTCTAATTTTTTAAAACTTCATTGTAAGACCAAATGCAGTTGTTTCTTCGCTGGCAGTCTTTTCATCATCTGTAGTTTCAACAAATGCTACAAGACCTGGCGCAAGTGTGTGATGAATACCATAGGTCATTTCGTCACTGCTTACTACACTTTGTGATTCTGTTTCCATTGCTTCAACAAGAAATGTTGTGTTGCTGGTTAATTTATAACCACCGCCAATGGTAGTTGTGTCTGTGTCAACATCTGCAGCAGTTGTTGCAGTATGTACTTCATAGCCAAGTGTGAGATCGCCAAAGGCTGCACTTACGTTCATCACTTGCTCTTCTGTGCTGTCATCACTTTGCAATTTAGCACCACCCAGTGTCACACCACCAAGTGTATACTGAGCACCGAGTGCATGACCTGCAGTTGCAGTTGTGCCATAGTTACTGTCGCCGGCAAATGATGCAAGCAACTTCAAATCTTCAATTGGTGAGAATGTTAGCAATGCAGCATGATCTGTACTTGGCGAGCCGTTTGATAGTACATAACCAAAATCAGTTACATCGTCGATTGCATCAGTAGCACTGCTTGTGTCACCTAGGTCTAATGAGAACGTGTCTTTTGCAATGGTTAGGCTATTACCACCATCATCACCACCATCCTGATTGATGTTAAAGTCTGCACTAACAGTGTAACCATTTTCCAGTGTCATGCTTGGTTTGATGTTTAAATCTGCATCCACTGCAGTTGTTGATGTTCCGTTTGAGTCTTGAAAACTCCATTCGAAGTCACCGCCGATTGTTACATCAGCAGCAAGTGCAGGAGTTGAAAGTGCTGCCACAACGGCAGCAGTAGAAAGTAGTTGCTTCATTTTGATTTTTCCTTAAGGTTTATTTTAAAAACTTGTTGAGTTTTTTTTGATCAATGTTAGTGGTACAAAAAGATGCATGGCATGAATAACTTGTAACATATAACAAAGTACTTATCTACGCATATAATGATGTGTAAAGTTTATGAGTGCAGACGTTATGACTTTAGTATACCTAACATGCTGTAACCTTTGGCTATTTCCAATGCATCATCACCATCTTTTATTAATTTTGGCAAATGTTTCTTTTCGTGATACTTTGGATTGTTTTCCATAACACGCAAGATGTTAGCAGCATCTCCATAACATTTTTTGGCATTTTGGAAAAAACGTTGACAATCTCTGTAACGTTCCCAGCCATCAGCAGACGCTACACCATTGCGTATACCTGACAGCATGCTACGTTCAAGTTTATAAAGTTCGTTAATGCGTTTATATACAATGTTAGGATCTATATCAGACTTGGACATCTTCCATACCTGCTGTTCTCAGTTTCACAATGTGGCCCATTTGCCATTGCTTGGTGTCAAGACCTTTCATAATACCCAACCAACGATTGCGTAACAGTGCAACTTCGTTGATGATGGTTTCAAAGTCCACTACTTCATCTTCACCATCCACATACTTTTCTGCATCACGTGATGTAAGAGCACGTGGATAGTTTTCCAAATATTTTACAAAATGTTTGCGCCGGATCTTGCGCAACTGTATGTTAAGATGTTGCAGTACTGCTTCAACTTCTTGCAATTGATTAAAGCGTATTTCTGTCACAGCAGGCAGCATTTTGATGTTCTTTTCAACAATGCCATGAATGCCAACTTCTTTGCGAGCCTCTTCTAGCTCTGCTTCAAAGTGTGCTATAAAGTCAGGAATGTATGACATGTCCTGAACTACTTTACTGTAATAATTAGCCATGTTTATATAGTACACTATCTAGTTGATTTGTCAACCACGGAAATGCATCTTTCCAATTGGTGTTTCGCCTTCTATCTACTTCTTGTAGAAACAAGTACAGTTGCTTTTGTTTTTCCAAATCTCTTGGTTGTGAATTTGCTTTTTTTATAATACCTAGGAGCAAATCAAAACTTGCAGTATCATCAATCAAATCTAAAACCTTGTGTAATTTATCGGTGTAAACATCATTGTTGTAATGACTTAAATTTAAACAACTACTCTCAGGCATGACGTCATGCAAACTCCAAAATATGTTTTTGTGTTTTTTCCATTCTAGCCATTGTAGTGCTAGTGTTTGTATATCATCAATGACCAATATGTTTACAGTGCTTAGTAACATTATGTTAAAATCACTGTTGTATAAAAAATGTTCAAAGTTTTGTTTCCATTGATCTGTTTGAAAACCATTACGAACATACTCTTGGCCTTGCCCTAGTCCTTCTACACTACACACCAAGTCTATGCGTTTTACACTGTTATTGCGCAGCATTCTCATTCCAATTTCGTAGAATTTATCAATATGTGCTTGTGGTGTCATTAGATTTGTTGTGATTGAAAGTTCAAGATTCTGGTTTCTCTGCTTTTCAATGATGTCAAGTAGTGTATAGAATTTTTTCTGATACAGTGGTTCTCCGCCTAGTATATTTAGACGTTGCAGTTTACTTCCGTTTTTATCATACCATGATAAAAATTTGTCAAATAACAGTGCATCATTGTTTGCTGTTTGATAAGCATTATCAGCAAAACTGGCAAGTTGTGTATCAAACTTTGCATCTTCTGCTGCAATTGAACTACTCAGTGAACCCTTGCAATATATACATTTTAGATTACAAATATTATTGATGAACACTTCTAGTTCAACTGGTGTTACAGAAGTTTCAGTTGGATCTTCAGCAAGTTCAGGAGGAATGCCTGGTTTGCTACTTTGATAGATCCGATCGCTTGTGCCGCCTGCATTTTCTATACGTTCACAATATTCACAGCCGCCGGCTGGCCATTTACCATCCAACATAGTTTTTCTTGCACTGATTTTTTCTGGTGTGTTGTGAAAAGTATCAAAATTGTTTACGTCAATTGTGCTTACACTAGCACGATGACAACTGCTGGTTTCGCCATTGTTCAAGTATATACTACTCCAGGCCCATTTCCATCTGCAGGCTGTGGGTGTGTCAATTGGAAATTTAATCTTCCCAGTCAAATTCTTCCTCATATTCATCTTCTAAGATGCCTTGATCTTCTAGGGAATTTTTAAGATATTTGTTATCTACTAGTGCTAGTAAGTCTTGCTCGTCAACACCCAAGTCAATCAGGCTGTTGATGTAGTGATCAGCAGCCTGTTGTTTATCTTTGATGTACTGAGAAAGAACTTGCCAAGACTCGACAATCAAGTCTTTTTCTTCCATTATTATTCTTCTCCGTTGTCTGCTTCAACTGCTGCTTCTACAATCTCTTCTGACTCTAGTTCTGCTGTTGGCTCGGTATTTACCTTTCCTTCAGAGATATCTTTCATAATAACTTCAAGTTTTTCACCAGTCCATTGCTTGCGAAACTCAATCATTTCTTCGCCCGCGGCTGTGATATACTTGAGTCTGTTGCCTTGTTTTACAAGTAATTCTTGTTTCTCAAACAAGTCTATAAGTCCACTGTATGGATCCATGCCTGTTTCATATGGAATCTTAACTTGCACTGCTTCAAATGGTTTTGCATAACGTGTTTTCATAACTTTACATGCAGCACGAATACCACGCACATCACTTACTTTGTTGCCTGCTTCATCTTCTTTGAGTTTTAGTTTACGCATTGCAATAACAATACTACTTGCGTAGATAAAGCCCTGTCCACCACTGATCTTGTCATCTGGATCAAACATGTCCTGACTTGCATATGTGTGGTTGGTACACACCATGCCCACATTGTAACTGCCAATCATGTTAACTGTGTTGCGCACAAGACTAGTCAGTGCTTTGGGCTTACGACCCATGTCGCCTTTCATGTCACCCTTGTTAAACTGGTCAACATCTGTGGGTGTCATCATCATGCCCAAACTATCAAGTACAAACAGTACCTTTGGACGTTCTTCTTCTGCCATTGCTTTGTAGTCTGCCATAAATGTGCTGAATGTTTTAGCAACATCATCAATCATGCTCATGCTTAGTTTAAGCAGTTTGCTTTCGTCTGTGTCCACACCCAGTGCTTTCAGCCAACTTTCATCCAGTGCGTTCTCACTGTCAATTACTACAACAAAGATGCCTTGATCTTGTGCTGCTTTAATAATGTTTCCACTTGCAAAATAACTTTTACCTGCACCAGATTCACCAGCAAACACTGTGACTTTGCCCATAGGCACGCCTTTGTAAAAGTCACCACTTATGAGCCAGTTAAGTGCATAACTGCCTGTGCTGACCCAGTCTGTGGGATCATGAAAGCCAATGCTTAGTCCATCAATGCTTTTTGTTATGTCTTTTCTAAATTTACTTACGTCAAACGGTTTTGCCATGTGATTACCTTCCTTTGTTGAGAGAATGGAGGGCGACACTTAGGCCGCCCTCTGCAGATACCTTATGAAGATTGACGACTTCTGATCATTGCTAGAATGTCTTCTGCACTTTTACTACCTTCTTCCACTGCTGGAGTTGGTACCGGTGCAGGAGTTGGTTCTGCTGTAGGAGCAGGTGCTGCAGGTGCTGTCTCAAATGGAACTGTTGCTGCAGGTGCTGCTTCTGTGGTTGGTGTTGGAGTAGGTGCTGCTGGAGCAGGAGCAGCCGGGGACTGTGCTGTACCTGCAGGAGCATCTACACCATATGGACGATAGTATTGTCCAAAACGCTCAACGTCGTATGCTTGTCCATCCACACTTGCTTCAAACATCTCTTTGAGAACATTGATCTCAACTTCAGTTGGACGCTTGGGCAAGTAGTCTGACAAGGTGTGTAAACCATGTGTTTCAATAGCCGCACGTTGTACTTCAGAGAGCGCACTTTCTTTGCGAGCCCACTTTGATGTGCTGTAGTCAGCATATTGACCTTTGGTTGTTTTAGTGATACGGAAATCCAGTCCTGCATCATAATCAGTAGGGAGTTCTTGGATGTCTGGATCCATCAGTGCATCTTTGATCAGTGTAAAGATGCTTGGTGAAATAACAAATCTGCGAATTGGATTCTCAGGTGTGTTATCTTCTTGAAGTGAGTTTTCATTCACAAAGCCTTGGAAAATATAACTACGCTTTTTCCAATACTTGCGACCCATTTCTTCTAGTGAACTATCTTTAAACCAGGTGCGAACTTCAGTCAAGATTGGACAGGTCTCATTCCACATTTCTACACATGGGACCTGCACCACAACAGGCTTGCTGTTCATGTCGCCTTTGACGCCATTGAACGGCAAACGAATCATAAGTCTTTCTGCCCAAAAGAATGTGTTGTTAGGATCACCATCAGGTAAGAACCGCACTACTGAAGTGCTGCCTTCTGGGATATTCCAATGTGGGAAAATTGCGTTGTCGCCGCCGCTACGTTCTGAACGTGATTCTTGTGCTTTAAGTTTTGCACGGATTTCTGCTAAAGATGCCATTGTGTTTTCTCCTATGTGCCTATTATTAGCCTATGTTTAAGTTTTAGTATGTGCCTAAATCGCATACTGATAACAGTATATGATAATGTATTTAGCAGGTCAATATCTTTTAGTGTGATTTTGTGGTTTTTTTGTATTTGGGTAAATCAACAATCCGTGACCAGATAGTTGATGATACCAGTGATAAAACGGTATGGGTATATCCAATGACCAAGTTCCGTTGTATCCTAAATAATTTGTAGTGCCAGACTGGTTGTGATCATTGTTGTAAACAACAGTGTGCAAGCACTTTGGTATTAGTTCTATGTCATCACAGGATATACTGTCTATGATCAATGCAGTTTCTAATTCACTGCTATATATTTTGTCTGACAATGTTACACTGATATGTACAGGACTGTGGATATTGATTGTATCGGTTACTGCTATTTTATTTGACAAAATATCGTTGTGCAGTACGCGATTGTTTACACAAACTTTAGTCAAAGGATTACCGTTGTCACAAATTGGACTTAGTTTAATAATTACAGTGATATCAGTTTTAATATCCTGCAGATCGTAAAAAGTTTTCATATTCTGGCAAATAATCTAAAATACAGTTGTTCCTAACAGATTCTAATTCTTTAATGTAGTTTATCAAATCCGGCAACCGGTGTGTTTCATCTAATTCGTTTTGTAGATAGTGTACATAACTTTGGGCGTCTTGAAGTAAATATGACCTAGTCTGATTAGGATCTCTTACATTCAATACATCATCTTGGATATCGTCATTGTACATATTGATCCAATTTTGTAATTTTTGTGCTGCTTCAAGTCTATATGATTTTGGCAACACACTTGGACGCATAAATGCTGGGTCTTCTATAAAATTACAGGCCTCTATGGTTACATTATTTTGGTAAGCATACTCGTATAACTCATCTAAATAATTGATACTAAAAAGCGTAGGAGTTGTTCTTATCTGTAAACTCCAATTGTATTGAGATGCAGTTTGTATCCATCGATCTAACTGGCATATTGCTTGCTTTGTGTCAATTGGATAACGCAAATAATCATTTACTCTGTGTAATGTTTCGATGCTTATACCAACGTGTACATTTTTGAATTTAGCAAGTTTGCTTATTAAAGCATCATCATACACAGTAAGATTGGTTGTAAAACCCACAATAGGTTCTGTCTTGCCAATTGCGTGTAGTCTATCCAATATGCGTTTAAAGGCTGGATTGATTGTGGGCTCACCGCCAATGAAATGTAGATATTCCAAAGATGGCACAGATTCCAACACCTGTATAAATTTGTCAACAAGCTCTGGATCGCTGGTCCAACTTTTTGCTGGCTGCTCAGTTATAAATCCAAGATTGTATAACTCTTTAGCAAGTCTCGAACTATCATAAGGTGTACAAAAAATACAAGCACTGTTGCAATAGTTTCCTAGATCAATTTGCCAATCAACAGGCAAAAGTGTTGTGTGTCCTTTGTTATGTAAACTATAGTCAAATTCATCTGCAAAAGTACTGCTTACTAGTGTTTTCTCAAAGTGCTGTGGAACGACTCCAACCTTAGCAAGTTGTTTTTTTCTAAGACTAACTTTTCCGTGTTTATCCATTTGATAACATCTATGACACTGTTTGAGCGGTTGTCCTAGCAACAATTGTTGTCTAAATTCACTCATATGATTTTGAAAATATTCTACAATGTCAGTGTTGCTGATATTATAATCGGTTTGTGTGGTTGATCCTGCAGCTCTGCAGAAAACAAGATTACCTTGATTGGTAATCCTCATGTGTATCCATGGACTGCTGCAAAATATATCTTGAAAATTCATAATGTATTATAACACATTCATGCATGTGTGTCAAAAAAACAGGGTCCGTAGACCCTGTTTTCTTCCCTTTGAACTGTTTATTTGTTTGCTATGTCTTGCAGTTTGCGCATTTCACGTGCAACAATACTGCGTGGTGTGATTTGATAGCCTGCTTCGCCTTCACGGATGCCATGGTTTGATTTAACATTTGACCCTACGCCTGCCATTGCCTTCATCTTTGCAATCATGTCTGCTGC